AACCAAGCCGAATGCCTTTTGCATTCCATGTGGCCATCATGGCATTGAGCTTGCGCAGCGCAGTTTGCAGCTGCTCAGGCGTCAAGTCGAAGACATAAGACCCTAGGCCCGCTTCTTCAAACGCCTGAGTGATAAAGTCACGCTTTGTCCAAGCCATTTAGCGCCGCCTTGATGTTGCTCGCGAGTTTAGCATCAGAAGTTCGCCCGTCAAACTTGATTCCAAGCTCTTTGGCCTTTTCTTCCAATTCTGCCCGTGTTGGCTGGCCATCGTCAGATTCTTTCGGCTCCGAAGCGGTCAAACTCCAGCCGAGCTTGATATGCGCCGGAATATCATCTTCCGAGACAATGACGTAATCAAATAGACCCGTGTCGGTCTTGATCATCTTGCCTGGACGATAAAGCATCGTCGGGTTCTTCATTTCTTGGCCTTCGGTGTAGCTGCTTTTTTGGCTTTGCGCGCAACATCCAGAGCGATTGCCACGGCCTGCTTTTGCGGCTTGCCGGCTTTCATTTCTCGCTTGATGTTGGCAGATACGGTCTTGGGGCTGTAGCCTTTTTTGAGCGGCATATTGATCTCCAGGTGATACAAAAAAGAGGGGCCGAAGCCCCTCTCCATTTGTGCCAGAGCTTAGGTCTGGTTGAACAGCATGATGCCGGACATCTGCGGCTGCTTGTTGACCACACCGAACAAGGTATCCAGGCGATACTTGGTCTTCATGGTGTTGATGTCATACTGCTTTTGCATGACAAGCTCAAAGCCCTGGTCAGTGGTAGCGCGCATCACTGCGGCGCCGGCATCAGACGGCACAGCATAGCGGCCCGGCAGGATTTCCAGCGCGTCCTTCTGCCAGAAGGGGTTCACTTCAGCCGAAACCGTGTTCAGGAAGGTGATGGCCGCGCCGTTGGCGGGCGTTGCAGTCACGTTCTTATACTGGAGTTCAGCATCGGTAGTACCACCGCCGGAGATGATCGGGGGCGAGATTTGCACAACACCCGAACCGCCGGCACCCGACACGATGGCCGTGATACGGAAGGTCTTGAGCTGGCCGGTATCGCCCTTGGTGATCTGATGCACAGCATTGACGCCGGCAATCGTGAACGCATCGCCAACCTTAACCGTGCCCGAACCAACTGCGATGGTCAAGTTTTGGAAGCGGTTGTCAACGTTCGCGGTTTCGCCAGAGCCAGCCGTCGAAGTTGCCTTCGGGGTGTAGTACTGGTTTGCGCCGTTCACGGTCACAGTCAAGCCAGCGCGAGCGGTCAGACGGTTAGCGTAGTCGAGCTTGTAGGTCTCAAACGATGCAATCATTCCGACATAAGCCTTCTCATAAGCCGTCAGCGGCTTACCTTGCAGGGTTTGACGCGAAGCCAAGTTAGATGCCATGCCGTTGTAATCACGGGTGGACAAGGCGAAGTAGCGGTCGAAACCTTGCACGCCTTGCTCGTTCATGATTGCTTCGGCCTGAGCCACATCGTCAAAGCCAGAAGCGGCAGTAGTGCGCTTGACAACGAGCGTGCCCTGGTTTGCGGCGACGTTCATGATGGCCAAGTTGATGTCACTGGCCAGCTTCTGCTTGGCAGAGTCACCCAGACGGCCTTCTTGCAGCGTGTCGCGCAGTTCGGTGGCGGTCAGCACCCATGGCACAGACTTGTTGAAGCCGAGCGTAGCCGGTACGCTGAGCTGCGTGAAGTCCTTGAAGTTCGAGGTCATGTCAGTACCGTCGAACGATTGCGCCACGTAGGGCTGTGGGCGCCAAATGACGTTGTTCGTGCGCTCCATCATTGCGCTGTCGGTGTTGTACACAGCGACATTGCGGGAAAGCACGAGGGCGTCATTAAAGCCTTCGAGGATGTCTTCGAACGCTACGCGTTCTTCTTTACTAAATGCATTTGCCATGATTGGTTCTCCAAAAAGTTAGTTTAGGCAGTGCGCTTTTGCCGTTTGTAGGCCATTACCTTTGAGTAATTGCCCGTCTTTTCGGCTTCGGCGCGAAGTCGGTCTAAGGTTGAGTCTACCGTTCCAGATACGCGGCCAGTTCCCTGAACCGTTTTCTCTGGCGGAGATGCCGCCTTGCGGTTGGTTACTTTCAACTGAGTCTCCAGTTTTGCAATCGCAAAAGCGAATTTTACGGGGTCGCTGATTGAAGCAAGTTCCTTTGCCTTCTTTGGGTTCTTGCCGAGCGCATAAACCAACAAAGCCGGATTGTCTGCACCTTGCAGAATAACGCCTTGCTGCGTGGTATTGAAAGACTCCTGAACGATACCTTCGGCATCGTCATAATCCTTCACCTTCAGCTCAGCTTTGGCTTTTCCGTAGCCTTGCAGCTTAGATTGCCATTCCTGCTGTTGCTTCTCAATATCGGCCTGCACCTTGGCAGCTTGCTCGTCGGCTTGTCGCTTGCGCTCAAACCATTGGGCGAGACTGTTTTCGAACTTCTCGGCGTCATAGTCGAAGTCCTCTAGCGTGGGCTTTTTTCCAATTTCAGGCGCTTTGGGCGCTTGATCTTGGGTCAGCTTAGCTTCGAGTTCCCGATTGCGCTTTTGTAGCTCTCGGTGCTGTTTACGCAGCTCGCGTACCCATTCGGGCGCTGGCTTTTCTTCCTCTTGAGGTGGCGCTTCCTCACCGATAGTAACGATCAACTCATCTTCCGTGCTTTCATCTTGCTTTGCCTCAACATCAGGCGCTTGGCCTTCTGCTTCGGTTTCCACTTCGATTTGCGCTTCGGTTTCAGGTTGCTCGATTACCTCGTTTTCTGCCGTTTCTGACATAGTTTCCCCATTGATAAACTCACCCCATTAAAGGCCGGGTGGAATGCCTATATCAATTTATTGTAATTCCAAGAACACTCAGCATATGCCGAGCTTCCATATTTTCGAAGACTAAAATTGCTTGAATAGTATCTTCCTCGTCCAGCAATATTAACCGCAATTCTTCTGATGCTGCACGCAGTTCGCGTTCATGTTGCGTCTGCAAAATCAAATTAGCTTGTGCGGCTTGTAGTTTTGCGATCTCGCGCTGAAGGCTACGTATCTGGTCTAGTTCACCAGTGTAGTCAATCAATTTGCGAGCAATACGTTGCGCTTGTGGTAGCTCAGATTCGGCCATTGTTCGGCCAATGCGGCGTAGATGCTCATGTTCAAATTGATCTAAGCTGGCCTCCAACATGGCCCGCTCGCGCATCCATCCTTTTTTCCTACGACGCGCCGCAGAGTCAGTAAAAAAACCTCCTCCAATTACTGCAACGCTCTGCCCAAGTCCAGCCACAGCATTCATCATGGTTTGACTTGCCTGCATCATTGAATCATTGGTTTGACGTTCAGCGCGCAATTGCTCAATTTGTGTATCTGTGCTTTCAACCTTGCGACGGCGCATTTCATTTTCTAGACGCATCGCCTCAATCTCTAATGAAGTTTTTTCGTCAAGTGGCGCAGCGAGCGGTTTCACAATAGCGTCATTAGATGTATTTTCTTGCCCATATCCACCGCCAATACCATCTAGAGTTTCAGCTGTTTTTGCCCTGGTCAAATCAACCTCTGCCATTGTTTTGACTGCATCTGCCTTGGCCTTGGTTGCCTTGGCAATTGCCTCCTCAGCAGCAGCCTGCATGTAAATGGCCTGCGGGTCAGGTTGCTGGCCTTGCATTTCAGCGGCCATTTGCTCGGCTTCTTGTTCGGTTGCCTTCACAGCGCCCATGCGCACGAGTTTGCCGCGGAAGTAATCGCGCACATCGCTCAAGCCTTCGCCTTCCATGTTCATCATGGCCATGGCAGAAAGAACCTGCATGGTTTCCGGGTCTTGTGTGACTTGCATCATGCCGGTGAGTGCGCTAACTGTAGCCTGGCGCTTGCTGGAACTGCTCGGGCCAACATCCACGGCAATATCAAATTCAGCCTCGCTCAAGTCGTTCTCATATTCCAACTCGCCATCTTTTGACAAAACCGGGCGCATGAGTTCCACCGATTCAATGGCACCGCTAGCCGCCATTGATTTCATTTTGCGGCCCTGCTCTACGAATACGTCTTTTGCCATGCTCAACCAGATCTCACCTGAACGTTTCACGGCCTTGGCCATGTTGGACATGTAGATGAAGGTTTGCATATCCAGGCGCTGCTGAATCATCTCTACGGCTTTGCCGGAGATATTCGACACCATCTTGTCAGCGCCCTGCTGATTGCCGAGAAGGTCTTGCATGTCCTGCTCTGTGATCTGCAATAGCGCGGCCATTGCAGGCGGCAGGTTCGGGGCTTTGGTGTAAGCGGCTGGCCCGCCGACCACCTGCTGGCCCATTGCATCCGTCACCGGGTTTATGAGCAGGTATGGGAAATTCTTGATGTTGTCCTCTGCCCACATCATCTGATGCCCTGCGATCTGCTCAGGCGTGAAAATGGGCTTTTCGACAGTCGAAAGCGCGGAGATTTCACCGAGCTTGGACAGCTGCATGTTCTTGAGTCGCTGCGCGTCTTTGGCTAGGCGAACGTGGCCCATGCATCGTTCGATCCCGTCAATGAACCAGCGCTTGCCATACATCGGCACGATTGGGATATGCTTTCCTGCGATGTACCCGCAGTCTTCCAGAACCGCATTTCCGCTCAGAA